AATCCTCTTAGTCTATGATTTGATGTCCAGGAACTTAAAGTACTTAATAAACTTGAAGCATTTTGACTATCACTTCCAAAGTGTGGTTCACAAGTAATTAAACTTTCTGAATTTGCAGTATCATAAAAATTAGCATCGCTACTTGCTACTGTGATTTGTGTATTATCAGCTATATCGCCAGACCAAGTGACTTGATTATCATTTATAAATATTGATGTAATATCGTTGATCTCGCCTTCACTAAGGACAATAGCCATATATAAAAACTCATTATCAGTTCCAGATGTTTCTAAAAATACAACATTTCCGCCAACTTTTCGTGTTCCATATACGATAGGAATATGAGCATTAGCACTAAATTTATTAACTAAAACCCCTTTTGCATTGAGGTCCTGTTGCATATCCCCAAAATCCGGTATATCTGGTTGAGGATAGAGCCAACCTACAAAATCTTCTACAATATCAACGAATACATCAACAATATCCGTAACAAAATCAATTATTTCTTCAAATGGATTCCAACCGCCCATTTATAACAACCTCCAATTAGAACCCATATTTTCAAATCCTAATTTATAAAATACAGGATCAACTCCTAATCCAGAAGTTATTGATAAAACAATAGGCATATCTTCCGAAACATTTTTTACAGAATCAATTATTTGTTTTACTAATTTAAAACTTCTATGTTTTTGTTTTATATAGATCATTTGAATAATCATAATTTTTGTCTTACTAAACCAATATTCTGATTTATTAAACATACAAGTTCCAACTAATTCATTTGAATCTAAATTTTTCACACAAATAATTTTTCCTTTTTGTTGTATTGAATTTATAAAGAATAATAATTTATCTTTATCAATATCTGGAAAATCGCAATCAGCTAAATCGACTTCTTTATACTCAACCAATAAATTATATAAATCTGTGACATCTTTTTTTTCCCCTTGATATAAATGAAAGCTAGTCACACTCTTCCCCATTTGATATCTCGAACAGTTAAAGCTGCAAATTCCATTCCTTTATCACTACTAAAGAATCTTTGTTGTGAATTATCAGTAGTAGTTCTTCCTGCAGTTTTACTAAAATTACCCCAATGAGAAGTAATACTTAAAATTAAATTTGAAGTCGTTGTATTATCGCTAATTTTATATTCGTCTATTGTCCCATAAAATAATAAAAAAGGATCAGATATTAGAGCATTATTTGAATCTAAAAAACCTCTATAAACAAAAACATTATCATTGATTATATTTTCATTAAGAGCAACGGATATATATGTTTGATCGACTCCAGATAAACTTATAGATAAAGTATTTTTTGTAGGTCGATTTGTTTCATTTACTCCTGTTATGCTTCTTAAATGACCGTTAGATAGATAAGTTCTTGATGTTCCAGATATATTAGAGCTTATATCAAAACTTGCATTTGTTAAATATATTGGAGTACTAAAACCAATTTCTATTAATAAAACAGGATCAATAATTCCTGTTGCTAATTCTGTTTTTACCGAACTCGATAATCCTCTTGCCATTATAAACTTTCAATAACATCAAATTCATATTTAAATAATAAATTACCGTCATTATCGTTTTGTCCTGTTTGAAACTCCTGGACATCGCTAGTTAAATGAACAGTAAATTGAATTGAATCATATGATACAGAACTATTATTTGTAAGTGCAGTTCTTAATGGCGGTTCAATCGTGACTGTTGCAGCATTACTTGAAGATGTTACATCATCTATAACCATATAAACTTTATCATGTGCAAATTTAATAAGATCGCCAGCTTTCAATCTTCCTGCTCCGTCACTTGCAAAACCGTCAATGGCTATTGTTGTATCGGCTACAGAGTGAGCTCCATTCACTAATAGAGTTCCTGTTTCACTACCAAGCGCATTAAAATAACTTGGCAAGGTTATGGTGAAATTTTCTTTTCTTGATCTCTGCTTCATAATAAAAGCCATGATTGGAGCAAACTCTGTTCTTTTCATAGGAGGATATGAAACTGTAAAACTAAATCGTTGTCCTTGAATTTGTCGTCTAAATGTTTTTCCGCTATCAGTTTCACTAAATAATGTTTTTTGATTACTCTTTAAATTGATAGCATTGAAATTTGTATTAGGTAAAGCTCCGCTCATATGATTGCCATTTTACCTTTTTCATTTACTGCATTATTAATCATATTGACGATTGTTCCTCTACTATTCACTAATAGTTCATTAAATCCCCTTGCATCAACAGTATTAATATTAAAATTAACAGTTACGGGTTGTCCCATTCCTAATTGATTATTTGGTACAATAGTTCCTGCTTGATCTGGCATAAATAATTCTGGTCCTCTTTCCCCAACTATTGAAGGTTGCCCCACAGGAGGTCGTCCGCCCTTCTCAAAACCCCTTATTTTGTTGACTAATCCCATTCCAAATTTAATAGCTGCTCCAACTGCCAAAATATTAAATGGAAAAGGAATACTTGCAAAAGTTTTTAATGCTCCCTCATAAACACTAATCATAGCTTTTTTTATTGACGACATAATCATCATACCTTCTGATTTTGCTATTGCTGCCGTTATTGCTTTACCTACTAAAGCTTCTACTAATGATCTAATTATTGATTGAGCAAGACTTTGAAAATTTAATTTTCCTGTCATTATAAAATCAGTCAATGTACTTTGTAATGATTTAAAAGCATCTTGTCCTGCTTTTACAAATGAATCAAATGTTGAATCATTCATCGCTTCATTAAATCCGTCTTTGAAATCTTTTGTTGCTTGTTGCATAAAAGTTAATTGTTCTTCAACTTTTTTTCCGTCTTGGACTAATTTATTAAATGCTTTTTTCTCAGCAAGAGTATCAAATAAATCAATAAAATCGTTATCAAGTAATCCTACATTTTCTATAAGTTTGACTATTTCTTCTTCTGCATCACCGAATCCTTCTGGAACAGGCGGTTTCTTTTTTATTTTTATAATTAAATCGTCTGTTTCATTTTTTGCATCTGCAATAACTTTACTAAATTCTGAAACTTCTTTACTCATAGCTTCTACAAAATTTATTTCTTTTATTCTCTTTTTGAGATTATTTATTGCACCGTCAACTTCCGCTAATTCTTCTATTAAAACATCAACAGGAATTAAACTTTCTGGATTATTCATCTCAGAAATAATATCGTTTCTTTGTTTTTTAAATTCGTCTATTAATAAATTTAATTCGCCAATACTATCAATGTCTTTTGGGTCTAATAATTTTAATTCGGAAACATTTTTTGCTTCTGAAATTAAATCTTGAATTTGACCTACAAGAAAAGTTATTGCTCCAATAGCTAGTAAACCTTTTTTACCAAACAATAATGCTCCTATAATACCTCCTGTTTGAACAAATGGTGGTAAACTTTGAAATCCTGTTATTGTAGTTCCTAAAGCATCAGCAACTGTTTTTATCGCAGGTGCAATATCTTTTATAACCTGGGAAGTTTTAGTAATAGCTCCTGCAAAATTTTCACCAATAGCAGTAGCGATATCTTCTATTTGTTGTTCATTCTCTTGTAAAAATTTATCTAAATCCCCAAATTCTTTTTTTAATTCGTCAAAAAAACTTTCAGCTACAACTGTTTGGAAATTGAAAAACTTATCGCCTAACATTGATAAAGTTCCTGTTAGAGTAGTTGCTAAATCATCTGTAGCAGTTGCAAATTTTCCATTCCCTCCGAATAATTCTTCAAATCTTTCTATTGTTTCTTCTGCAGTAACTTGAACTCCTGCTTTGAATCCTAATAGTGCTCTAACACCTCGTTCTCTAAATAAATCAGCAGCTCCAATACCTCCAGAAAACGCTCTTTGAATTTGACTAGCAGTTGTCTCAAAATCTAATCCTGTTACTGCTGCTACATTACCTGTGATACTAAGAACTCTATTTAAATCTTCTGCGTCTTTTGAAACGACTGCAAGGTTTCCAGATGCCCTGGATATTTCTTCTAATGAAAATGGAACTCGTGAAGCAAATTTTCTTAATTGTTCAAATGCTACTTGGCCTTCTTCTACTGAACCAAATAAAAATTTAAATCTTGTTTGTAAACTCTCAACTTCTCGTCCAACATCTACGAAACTTTTTACAACTGCTCCTGCACCAATACCTACTAGAGCACCCTTTAAACTAAAAACATTATTTTTTAATGAAGTGAGATTTCTTTGAACACCGGATAAAGCTTGTCTTGTTTTATCCTTTGCAACAATATCAATATTAACTCTTTTAGTTGCCATTATTTTTTCATTCTATTTAGTTGTTCTTGCCTTTTGCGTTCCTCAATTTGTAAATCGAAGTATGCTAGCCACATATTAAACTCTGTGACTGACATTTGCAAGATTTCGCTAATAGTTTTATGTAATTTTTCTGCTACAACAAAGATATTTTGTAGTTCTACATTATTTTTTATTTTTTTTTAACGTCGTCAAAAGTCTCTGTATTAGTCCCCATGATTTGACTAGCTACTCGAGCAAGAATATCTGTATCTGCTTTTTGTTTGAAACTTAAGATATGACTAGCATTAAACATTTTATTATGATCTTTATCTAATGCTTTTTCTACAATGACATCAATTAATACTCCAATATCATTAGCACTAGCACCTTTGAATATCTTGGATTTTTCAAGCATATTAAAGGGTTTTGAATAGATTGCTTTATCGCCTACTAAACCCCATTCTGGAACTTCTATAATTTTTACATCTAGTTCTTCAAAATGCGATCGTATTCCGTCAAAAAAATCTATTTTATCATCAGCCATAAATTAAATTATACTGTGCCGATAGTTAGACCACCAGTACCTTGTAAAGAAACAGTTCTTGTAGTTACACCGTCTAAGGTTACTCCAACACTCATTCCTGTTACAATTCCTGTTCCAGAAAATTTTCTATCGCCTGAATCTGCGCCCTCTGGCATGAATTCAAAACTTAAACTAGAACCCTGTGTTAATGCAGTTTGTCCAGAATCAGTTTCGTCAAAATTCATATCAATAGAAGCTGTGAATGTTCCTCTACCGGCTAGGAAAGATTTCATTGAACTACCTAATGCTGTATCTTCTACAACATCGTGAGTAGTATCAACTGTAAATCCTGTTGCATTTCCGATATTAACTCCGCCTACATGAACAACGCCTTCTTTTCCGTGATGTGTTGCCATTTTTTACTCCTTTGTTTTCTTTAAATCTTTTATAATCTTTTCAGTTTCCTTTGCAACTGAAATATTTTTTTTCTTATCTACAATTTGATAGCCAAGTTTCGTATAATGATCAACAAATTCTGCTGAAATTTTTATCGTGCTATCGCCTTTATTCATTACTATATCTTTTGCCATTATGCACTCCCTCTAGTAAATTCATACATTACACGCACTGTTATTCTTACACCACCATAAGGAAAAATAGTTCCTTCATCTGACGATGCCTCAATAATTTGTGTATCCAACGCATTTCCATTTCTTGTTATATCATTATCAAGAGTTTCTTCAACTACTTCAATTATTTGGTTTCTTACAGTATCTATATTTGTAGTTGTGCCTTTACCAAATGCTACAATTTGAAAATCTATTGTACCTCTATAAGAACCGGCCCCTGTTACACCTATACTAGAAACTTCCCTTGATTCATCGCCAGATTGTACAAAAGCTGCAGGAAATTGAGCATCAGATAATTCTTCAACTTCAAATGGCTCTCTAGTTAATTTTTTAAATTCTATTGGACTTGTTACTGCATCAAGTTTTGTAATTATATCGTTAGCTATATTTTCTCTTTTACTCATGGTTTTAATTTTAACTCACTAAAATAAAATCTACTAAATTCATTAATAATTTTAGGTTCTTCACTTTTTCCTATTGCAAAAAAAGGTCTTTTTGTTTTTTTCTTACCGACACCCAGGATATCATGTCTAAATGCAATTTTTGCACTTTCCATATTTCTAAATAATAATTCGTTTCTAAATCCTCTTTTTTTGTAATCTAAACTTCTGAACATTCTTCCAGAATCAGTAAGATCAACGATATCTGTTCTTCTTCCTTTTTTACTTCTTATTTCTTTAGTTTTTTGTGTGTAAGGAATAAAATTACCTCCGTCAGGTAATTTACCAGATTGAGTTCTTTTTGTGATCATAAGTATTGCCATATTTGAAACTCTATTAAGAGATTTTTGAATAGCTTTCCTTTGTCTCTTTGAAATATTTTTTATAAATTTTTGGACTTCAATAATATTTGCATCAATAGTAACTGTTGCAACCATTATCTAACTAATCGTAATTGATGTAACGACTCCTTTTCGCTATCAGATACTGTTCCCCCACCATCTTCATCATATTCAACCCCGTCCCTTAAAATTGCTTGGAACTCTTCTTCGTATCTATCCCTATAAAAATCAATTTGTACTTGGAAAGTATCTTTGCCTTCGCCTGTATTTGGATCACGCCATTTAGTTAGTTGAGGATAGATATATTTCCATAATGCTAAATAAACTACTGATAACTCCCATTGTGAAGGAGTTAATTTACTATTAGTCATTTCAACAGATGTTATTTTTGTAATATCTTTATATCTAACTTGATGTCTATATCTTTCCCACCATTCCTCACGGATTCGTCTTAAAACATCATTTTCTGCAAATTGTATTTGGTCAACAAAAGTAGTTATTCCAAAATCTAAAATATCTGGTTGAATCTTTTGCAAATGTGTATTTTGCACACTAAAGACCGTAGAGGACATTATTTTTTAGTTTTTTTCTTTTTAACTTTTTTAATAACTTTTTTAGCTTCAACTGTTTCAGTTTTTACAGTTTTATTATTTTGTAAAGACCAACCACGCATATTAAATCTTTCAACATTATTTTCGTAGTCGTGCTTATATCTTTCAATAACTTCGCCTTTTTTATTAACAAGTTTTACTGTTTCTATACTCATAATTTTTTATACCAAATAAGGGGCGGATATACCACCCCTTTATAAGTTTTATTTAGTTAGCAAGAGTATCTGCTGTTAATTTAACTCCGTAAGAATCGTGAAGCTCACCTACGCCAAACACGGCTGTGGCGACTATCTCGTCCGCACGAAGCGATGCATCTCGCTGAGTTTCTATCTTTAAATCTTGCATCATCGCTAGACCTAAAGCATCTTGGGAAAATACTCCTCCGATAGAATCGTCTGAACCGTCTACGGAAATGTTTGAACTTTCAAATAATTGAATTCCTGCAACAGTTCCTACAAAGCCAGTTCTCATAGCTTCGTTAGATAGTTCTGTATCTCTACCAACAAATGTATTTGTTAAAGATTTTTTAACATTAAAAATTTGTTTTGGGTGGAATACACCATAATAAGGCCCAGGCGCTTTATTAGTTTTAAGTTCAGCTGCACATTCAAATAAATCTTGAACTGTTAATTCTGAACCTGCTCCAGGACCTTTTTCAGTTGAAAATCCAGAAAATAAAGCTGCAAGATCACTATCAATCTTTGTTGCAATACCTTCACCGAATAATCTTCCAATGTCCGCAGCTACATTTCTAGACGCAGAATTTCTGGCTAGGTCCGTTAGCGTGGTCATGACGCCAATTTCTGAAGCAGTAATTGTTACTGAACTTGGATTGACGGCAGTATTTGAAAGGTCGGAAGCTTCACTAACTGCTGCTGCTGATACAGTTGAATAAATCGGTACTTCTACTGATTTTCCACCGCCTGCAATAGTGTAGTTTCGGACAAGACCTCTCATTATAGATTGTTCGCTCGCCACAAATAAAGCTTCTGCTACGATTTCCGTATATAGCTCACTTATGGTGCTCGATGTTGTTTCGTTGGCCATTTTTTTTTACTCCTTAATGGTTACTGTTTATTGTTGATAATCCTGTATCCAGAATCTCTCTGCTTTCTATACTCAGCATATCTTTTTCTGTCTGCCGGATTATTCATATCTATATCACTCAAATTTAAAGGTTTATTGAGCTCTGTCCTATCCACATTTGACACTGAGCCACTACCACTAGGAGTAGCAGTAACGAAGTGCGGGTTTTGTGTTAAGAACTCATTAACTAACTCGTCAGTAGTTAAAAGTTCCCCCTTACTGTTATATCTAGCTATACCGTTTTTATCAACAATTTCAACCCCTCCTGTTTCATTGAGCTTGATATTATTTTTTAACAGTTCAACCACTTGATCTGGATTGATCGCTCGATTTTTAGAAGCGGAAGATAATAAAGCTTTATTAATCTTTATATCCTTCAACTCGCTTTCTAAACTTGTATATTTTTTATTGAACTCCTCCGATTTCTCTTTGAGGATTTGTTCGAATTCGCCTTTTTGTATTTTTTGTTTTTCTTCAGCTTCTCTTGTTGATCTTACTGCATTGATTGCAGTATCTAAATCTTCAACATCTAATTTTTTGTATATCGAAGCTCTTTCTTTAGCCAATCGTTGTTTGACTATATTATTTACATCTTCTTCTGAAAATGTATTTGAATTTACAGTTTCAGTTGTTTGTTCTTTGGGTTGTTCTTCAACCTTTGTTTCCGTAGTTTGTTCTACTTGATTTTCTTCTGCCATTTAATACTCCCTTTTATATTTTCCAATTAGGATCGGTAGGAATCCATGTATGCCTACAACGATATCCGCCTCTAACTATAAACGGATCGCCGGTTGATTTGCCACTCCAGGATTCATTACGCCATTTTTCCCTAATTTCGTTTTCGGTTAGTGTTCTGTTTACCATACCTCTGCAGAATTGTCTAGAATCTCGAACTAATGTCCCAACATATTGAAAATGATTTAGTCCACTCTCTTTTGCTTTTCTAATAGTAAATTGGCCGTGAAATTGCATTACTGAATCGTGAGCTATTTGACTTGCATATCTTCTCATATTATTTCCTGCTCTATCTGCAGCATATTCAGTATGAAGTTTTCTAATTGCATCTTCGACTTGTTTCTTTTTTGTAGGATCAAACTTATTTTCATTAATAAAATCAACTAATTCATTGATTTCTGCACTATTTGATCTTTGATAAACTCCGTTGATATGTCCTCTAATATTTGAAACCATATCGTCAAATGGCCGTCCTGCTATAAAACTTTGATAAACTTCATCATTTATTTCTTTTAAAAATCGTTCTGCAACATCTTCAAAACCTTCAAATACTTGAGTTTTTAAAGCGTTAAGAGTATCTAAATCAACTTGAGTTAGATTTTTAAATTTAGGATCAATGGGCATTTCCCCAAATGTATCAAGAACTTCTTTTGCTATTTTGTTGTATTCTTCATTAATTATTAGATCAGCTTCATTTAGATAGGTTGATTCTACTATTGCTTTTAATTCTGGTCTTAATTGAATTGCTAATCTTATATCAACAGTATCAAGACTTCCTTTTGTTGCTCTTGTGACTGCTTTTACAACATCTTCTTCTAAACGATATAATGTATTTACAATTCGTTCTTCATGTTGATCTGCTAATTTATCTAATATTTTTGACATTCATTATAAAGGAAAATTTTTCTTCCAAGCTCTAATAGACCAATATGCAGGACTTAAGGTTTTTTGACCTTTAACTTGTTTTAAGACTCCACCCATTCTAGCTAAAAATGATCTTTGTCTTGCAGGAATATTTTTCTTTATACTCATATTTGGATCACCAAAACGAACTTTTTTTACGTTATTTGTTTTTTTATCTTTTACATAAACTGCAAATTTTTTAGATTGTCCAGGAGTCCTAAATGGTTTTCCTAATTTTACTTTTCTTCCTTGATAAGTAGCCATTATGCAGGACCTCCGTATTTTTTACTTTTTACTTTCTTCCCTTTAAATTTACCAGATTTACGAGCAACTAATCCTCTTGCTATTGCTGAGGACATTTCTGTTGATCCTAATCTTTTTTTTTGCCTTATTTTTTTTTTTAATAGAGATAAACTTGGAGCACTCATTTTTTTCTTTTTCGTTTGCTAGCTCTTGCGATTATATCCTTATCAAATGTTCCAGATCGGCCACGACTAATTAATTTGTTGACTCTAGCCATGGCCCAGGCTGCCATAGGTACTCGTCTACTTCCACCTGATAAAAATGCTCCCTGTCCTCGACGATATGAAGCTTTTAGATCTGCAAGATTAAATAATTTTGATTTTTTTGCTTTTGCTTTTAGATTTCTTAAAGTAGCTGCTGATAAAGGTTTTCTAAATTTTCTAGCCATTATGCTTTAGTCCTACTCCTTAATAATCCTCTAGGAATAAACCCACCGGATTTATAGATAGAAGAAACTCTTTTAATTAGATTAGCTCTTCTAGTTTTTTTTGCTCCTTTTAATCCAGATAGATATTTTTTTGGAACATCTGTATCTTTATCTCTTGGAACTTTTCTAACTCGTTTCTTCTTCTTCTTCGCCACCTACCGTTTGCCCCTCTACTTCAGTTGTTTGAAATTGTCCCCTTACAGTTCTAGTCAAATCTATTTCATCATTAATTCTTTTTATCATTTCATTATCATCAATAACTGCTTCTGCGATTTGTTTATCTAATTCTTTGTTGAATGTTTCTGATTTTATTCCACTAGATTTAGCCATTTGAAGATATTGTAAATCATTCGCCCAATCTCTAATATCAAAAGTATCTGGATAATCTACTTTTCCGTCCCATTCTTTATCCTGCCATTGTGCAAATAATCCCCAAATATGCTCTTCAGCATTTTCTAAATAATCTGCTTTTTCTGATAATCTTGCGTTTAATAATTGGAATTCTGTTTGTAGAGCAATACCGCTAGCGATTTGTTGTCCTGTCGCTCTTACTGATCCCATATGAGTTATTCTATCAATAGCATCAACTTTATTCTGAATACATTTCATTATTCCGTCTAAGTTCTGTCCGCTCGGTTGAATTATGTAAGGTTTTAAATCTGCTTGCATATCTTCCGGTATTTCAATAATTGATCCAGCTCCTGCGCTGGCTTCTACATTTGGAGTTTTTACTAATGAAGGGTGATTAGCTAATCTTATCAATTGTTCCTTTTCAGAATAATCGTTGTAAATTGACTGTTGTAAAAATGCAACATCTGCAAGATCACTAATTCCTATTGGTCTTTTTGCTCCTCTTAAATTGTATA